TTTTCCATTGATTTTATCCAGCTTGCCAAGTCGTCCTGTGCGGTGGAAGCCGCATTTCCCACAAATGCGACCCACCCCGTTTTCCTCGCATAAGTAACGGCGTTGGCAAAGTCCGAAAACTTCGAGCTGTTGCCGCTTATCACCACAAGTTCGTACGGAGCATAAGCAAGGCATCTTTTTATAAGTGCCAAATTCCCCGCCGTATACAAGCTCTCGTCAATGTCCGCCACCGTCTTGTATACTTTGGTCGTTATTTTGAGTACGTCCTCTTCCGTGCCGGTTGCGTCCGTCAGGATCATTATAGCCGTACCTCTCTCGCTCCTCTGTATAAGAGTGGTCGCAAGCTGTTTAAACGTTACCGTTATAGTAGGTCTTGTAGCCATTTTTTAACTCCTCCCTTACAAACCTTATTACCTTTCTTTCTTACCCGATGTCAAGATCTCCCATGGTGTCATCTTCCTCATCGTCATCTTCCTCTTGTGTATCATCATCTTCCTGCCCAAAGCCGCTTCTTCCGCCGCCGCCCTCTTTCACGGGTCTTTTCCTCTTCCGTTTCTTTATCTTCCCGATCTCCGTGTCGTTTTCCTCGTGCACGTCCTCGCTTATATAAAGCTCTTCCATATCTTCCAAGCCGTCCTCATCAATGACAGACGAGCCTATCTCAAAGGCGAGCGAAACGGCGAGTATACTTTCCCCCACACCGTTTTTCCCCCGCTCCATATTCATTCTTTCAAAGTCAATCTCGTCCACCGTCACAAGACACCCTTCCCGAATTTCAAAAGGTTCGATAAAAGAAAAGGAGATCTTGTCCTCGATGTCGAATATCTCCGCTTTGCCGCCTCTCCTGTCGGAAGCATAAAAGTAAATGTTAAAGTTCACCCGAAGCCGCCTCAAAGCCCATGAGTACATGTCGCTTTTCGTGACATTCATAAACACCTTGAAAGACGGACGCACGACAGGCTCGGTCATGTCGCTGTCAAACACACTGACCCCCGTCACTTCCGCCAAATGCGAGCACATCGCCGTAAATATTTCTTTAAGCGTTATTTTCGCCATGCCACATTCCCCCAAGTCAGTCGAGAGCCGAAAATATCTTGTCCGCAAAAGCCTCGCAGTCGTCCTCATATCTCGATGCAAAGGCATCGGCGGTGTTTGCAAATACAAGATGTCCCCTGACAAACTGCCCGGTTCGCTCTCCCGAGTGGGTGACCATTTCGTGTCCGTACTCCACAAGATGTGCATGTCTTGCGGGCTGTCCCGCATACAGTCGTATACTGTCCGCCCCCGTGGCATCGTACTTGTAATATTTGCCTCTCTTGATTCCTTTGAGGTAATTTCCCGTCACAGTCCCCACATAGTTTCGGGCGTTTTTGAGTGCCGCCGCTTTCAGTCTGTTTCCTTCCTTCTCCATAAAGCTTTTTATTTCTTTCGGATAGTTCGACTTTATAAGAGCCATTGCCTCCGATACGTCCTCATTGACCGAAAATTCAAAGGCATTCACAGCCGCCGCCCCCTTTCCGTAAAAAGCGGTTTAAGGTGCAAAAAAAGCACCCCGCCGCCCTGCAATCTCTTTCTCTCGTCAAATAACGTCCGTAAAGTCCACAGCCTTGCCGTCCACCGAAACAACAACGATCTTCGGCACAGGTGTTTCGCTGACCGTTGCCGACTCCGCCGCAAATATAAATTTAATGCCGCTTGTTATCTGCGTGGCAAGCAAAGCAAAAGGCTTGACATCACTTCCCACAAAGCCCTCGAAAGCCTTGTTAAAAGCTTCCATAGCCACATCGGGTATCTTTACTTTTGCGTCCACATCGACACCGCCGAGAACATCGCCACCCGACACAACACGTTCTATAGACGAGAGAGCCGTGCCCTCTTTTGTCTGTCTGAATGTCACAAGCACGATGTTTTTAACGTCCCTGCCCGTTATGAGTGTCTGCTCACAAAGCAAAGCATGGTTTATGCCGTTCGCCATCTGATCTCCGAGATAAGCGATAAACTTGTACTCCGCACCCACCATTTCACAGAGTGCCCCAAAAGCCGTTGCCACTTCCTGCGGCATACCCTCGGTATTTACTTTCACATTCCAACCACCAAGTATCATAACAATTACCTCCGTTTTCTTATTATTTGTTTTTATATATCTACAAAAAAGTATACTTTCGCACATTCACAAAAGTATACTTTTACGTATTCAAAATAGTATACATTAACGAAACAACAAGCGAAAGCTTGCGAAAATAACGAAACACATCTGTGAGCAACAAATCGAGTTTTAGGGTCAAGCCCTTTTCCAAAAGGGCTTGTAGGGGTGTTGGGGGCAAAGCCCCCAAGGTCTTTCTCTCTTTTACACCGCACGTATCATATCAACTATCCTCGTACATACCAGCGAGCCTATTTCTTCCGCAGCCTTTTCCGAACCGTAAATATTGCCCGCCACATTCACATTGACATTGACGCTCGGAGAGGCTTTAGCCATTTTGTCCGACTTGTCGGCAGGATATATTCTCGCCCCCGTGGGCAGGTCGATTATCTCGCCGCCGTGCTCGTTTATGCGGGTATATCCGCCTCCGAAATACGTCGTGCCCGTTGCGTGCCCCGTCAGCACACTTCCGACCGCACTTTTTATCTTCCCCCAAGGGCTGTTGTCTTTGGAGATTTTTTCATCTCCTTGAGCGTTTATTGCCCCCGCCGATGTATATGATATTTCTATCGGCAAAGTGACCTTCCCCGTTTCTCCAAAAGGCTTCAAAAGGGCAGCCTTGATAGCCTCCCCCGCCTTTTGGGCATTGCTTAACACACCGCTGCCTTTCGCACCCAAAACAACGGCTTCTCCCATTCCTTTACCCGCACCCGTCAAGACATTCATGGCTTCGGCAGAGGTTATCGCCTCGCCGTATGTCCCCCACAGTGTCGGGTCTTGGGCAGCCAGTTTTTTAAGTTCGTTCACGCTCGGCATAAGCTTTTCCATATAGCCTTGTATCTTTTCCTTCGTTCCGCTGCCGACATCGAGCTTTGACACCGAAGCCTCTATCGCTCCCTGCAACTGCTCTATACTCTCCCCAACGTTCTCCGGGTCTACCTTAAAAACTCCCGTAAGGTCGGTGTTGAGCCTGTCGCTTACCGCCGCAAACTCTTCCCCGAATACATCACGCAGTGCCCTCATAGCCTCCGAAACCACCGCACTTGTACTCTCTCCGACCTTTTCGCCGTAAGCTTTCGTTATGGCATCGACATTTTCTGTATAAGCCTCTATCCCCAATGCTCCGTCATCAAACATAAGCTTTTGAGCCGCTATCGCATTCGCCGCCGCCGTTTTCGCCGCCTCTTCCAGTGCCGCTCCCTGTTCCGAGAGTTTCTCAAAGTACATATCGAAGGACTCTTCACTCATGTCCCCCATTAAAAAGTCGGCGGTCAAAAGCTCCATTTGCCCCGCCGCCTGTGCCTTTTGTATCTTTTCCTGCATCTCGGACATCTTTTTAAGACTTGCCGCCACCATAGCCGTCGACTGTTCGTCCCAGCCGTTCTCATAGCCTTTGGCTATGTTTGCCGCAAGTTCGTTTCCGAGTTCCTCGGCACTTTCCAACATCTGCGAAAAATACGTATTCGTTTCCCCACTCAGCATAGCCGCCATGTCGCTGTCTTTGCCGAAGAGAAAATCTATATCCAGTGCTATCTCGTACCTCTTGCCCCGTACCGCTTCCTGCATTGCATCGATATAGCTTTGAGCCGCCTGCACATATTCGTCCCTCGAAACATTTTCGGGACTGAGCTTCGCCATAAAAGTTACTTTGTTAAGCTCCCTCGCCGTGCTCGATAAGTTGTTAAGCGATGTGTCCAATTCGTCCCAGGCATATTTCAGATCTTCCGCAGCGTTCACAAGCCTTGTGCCCACCGCATTTTTAACCATTCTTTCGCACTGTTCGGCACTTAACGCCACCTCTCCGAAGTGAGAAGCGATGTCCGCTCTCTTCGCCTCTTCCGCCGCATTTTTGTAAAGCAAAAGACCGCCCACAACCATTCCTATACCCACCGCCACCCACGTCCAGGGACAAGCAAGTATTGATGTGTTCAGTGCAAGCTGTACCACCTTCAATGCGTTTTCCGCATCTTTAAGCTTCTTAAACAGCGATACGACCTTCGTTATTATCGAAAAAGACTTCAAACCCGCCAAAACTCCGAGAGTGACCGAAACTATCCGCCCGAAATTCTTTACGACAAATTCCGCCGCAGGTTTTATCTTCTCAAAGGCACTCTTGCATGCCTCCACCGCTTTCGGCACGTTCACCCCGAGAAAAAGAGAAACTTTCTCCGCAGCTCCGGGCAGCATACGTGAAAATTGATCTATCATCTTTGTAATGTACGGTTCAAGCCTTTCCCCCACCGTTATTTTCAGGTCATCAACCGCCGACCCCGCCCGAGCCAACGCCCCGGCATAGTTGTCGGTCATGGTCACCGCCATTTTGTTTAACGCTCCGCCGCAGTTTTCAAGCTCTTCTCTCAAAGCTTCATACTCTCCGCGTCCGTCCGCCGTCACCGCCGCAAGACCGTTCATAAGAGAGTTAAGCGTGGTAAGCTGCATTTTGCCGCCTATCATGGTAAGGTACGTGTTCCGCTGTTCTTCCGTCATGTCTGCGGTAGCCGCCTGCAATTCCTTCAAAACTTTTGTGACACCTTTAAAGTTACCCTCGCTGTCGTACGCCGAAAGCCCCAGCTGTTTCATAGCCTCCGCACTCTCGCCGCTCTTTTTCGTCAAGTTTATAAGCGTGCTCTGCAAGCTGTGACCCGCCTCGCTCCCTTTAAGTCCTCGGTTCGCCAACAGTCCCAAAAGTGCCGCCGATTCTTCCAAAGGCGTATTAAAGTTTTGCAAAGTTCCGCCCACTTCTATATACGCTTCCTGCAACTGTGTAAGCGTCATATTCGAGCGGTTTTGAGCTTTCGCACTCAGGTCAAGATAATGCTGCATGTCCGCCGTACCAAGCCCCAAAGCCGCCATTGAGTCGGTCACAAGGTCGGATGTTGCCGCCAACTCCGATCCCGTTGCCTCGCTTGCTCGAAGTATCGGCATAAGCCCCTTCATGCTGTCCGCAGTCGACCACCCCGCAAGTGCCATATACGAAAGAGCGTCCGCCGATTCCTGTGCCGTCTTGGTCGTGCTCTTTCCCGCTTCTCTCGCCGCCGCCGAAAGCATTTCATAGCTTTCCGATGTTTGGTCTATCCCCAGTATTCCGGCAACGTTGCTCATGCTTTTCTGAAACTCTCCGTAGGTGTCCATGGCTGCCTTTGCAAATCCCGCAATTCCCACAGCCGCCGTGCCGCATGCCGCCGCCGCAGTCCGCCCGAATGCCGCTACCGCCTTGTCCGCAGTCGCCGCCGCTCTCTCCGCACTTTTAAGACGTTCCTTAAATATAAGAGTTTCCTTCTGTGCGTCGGTGAGTTTCCTTGTAAACTTGTCTTGGAGGTTAAGTATTACGTTTATCGTTTTTCCCATTTATACCCTGCCTCCCTCGCTTTTTCCATGTAATAAAGCTCCATAGCGTGATAGTAAAACCGTCTCTCCAATGCCGTGCCTTTCATTATCTTTTCGAGGTCTGCTCCCCGCACCGCATAAAAAGCAAGCATGTTGAGTTCCGCATCACGCTCTATCAGTTTTTTAAATTTTCGTCCGCCTCGTCCGTTTCATCGCCCTTTTCTTTCCTTTTCCCGAAAAAGTCGCTTATCTCCAAACCTATCTCCGCTATTTCTTCGGGGTCGAAAAGAGCTTTCACCGTGTCATAAGGGTACTTTACCCCTATCTCTTCCTGCAATTCTTCCGAGTGCAGAATGTCGCAGCAGTCATATATAAGCTTGACATACCCCTCTATAAGGTCTGCATATTCCCCCGATTTTCCCTTGTCCGCCAACTCTATCCTCTGGGCATCGCTCGGGTTTCTCACCGTCAGATATCCCCCAAGACACTCCACATATATATCTTTTACCGCCGCTTTCTTCTCGTCCCTGTCAAGTTTCTTTCTTATGAGTGCCTCAAGCGACACCTTCTCGCCGTTTTTCTCATTCTCCATAATCACAGTCCCCCTCTATATGCAGTTTGCAATAAAATTCGACAACATCGTTATATTTGTAATTCGGCATAAAATACATAATATCAAACCTCTGCCCGCCGTACTCAAAGTACATATCGTTTTTCGGACTTGTCACGGCTCCCCTTCTCATGGTCACCTTGTGTGTCACGTCCGCCCTTATGCTTTCCCCGGGCATTTGTATTTCCCCCGTGCCTCTTCCCACGGGCACTATCTCCGCCCATACCGTCCCCGTTTTGCGATACTTGTATGTGACTTCGGAAAATATCGTCACGCTTTCCTTTTTCTCTTTTTCGTACACGTCCACCCTGTGCCGCAGTCTTTCAAGCATTCCTCTCGACATTAAAAAACTCCCTCTCTGAGAGAAAACAAGAGGGAACGCAGCGTAAGCAAAAGCCCATGATGATCTCCGTTTTCCCGATGTTCGTAAAAGTAGCCTATGGTATAAAGCATTGCCGCCTTGCTTATGTCCGCCGCTTCAAACTCTTCCCGTTCGCACCTTGCCACATCAAGACAGAGAACTTCCGCCGCCTCTATCATAGCCGCCACAAGTTCATCATCACAGTCATTGTCCAGCCTCAAATAGTTCTTTGCCTCTTCCACCGTCACGATACCCATTTTCGTCCCCCCTTTACTCTTTAAAGCCGCCGAAAAGCCTGCACTCCCCGACGGCATACATCTCTTTTATTCGATTTGTTAAGATCAGGGTGTCGGTGTAGTCGTCGTGAACTGAAGCACCTGCACAGCCTCGGGCAGTACAAGTTTTCCGTCCACTCTCTCCTTTGCCACAAAGCCTATCATTCCGTCCCCGGCAAACAGTTCTTCAAGCTTTTTGAAGGATCTCGTTCCCCTGTCTCCGATGTTGTAATAGCTGTAATCTCCGAAAGCTATCGCCCCCGTGGGTGCATAAGCCGATGTGTATACCTCATATCCAAGCACTCTGTCGGGTTCTCCCGCCTGATAGCTCGGCTGCCATATATACGCCCCGTTTAAGTCTTTAAGCTTTCTGAGGTCTAAAAGCGTACTGTCATTCATAATAAATTTGGCGTTTTTGCGGTACGGTCTTTTAAGCGAATATACAAGTTCCAAAAGTGCGTCCGTTGTCACTTTCGCCGCCGTCGATGTCGTTATCGTGCCGCCGTTCGTCGCATTAAATATACCCGTAGGCTTTCCCGTGCCGTTTCCGTTTAAAAATGCGTCCTCTTCCGCATTTGCCAACGCCTTTCCGAACTGTGTCATGATATAGTTTTCGAGGTTAAAAGCGTTGTCATACAAAAGCTCTTCCGTTACCTTTATGGCAACCTGCAACTTGAATGCGTCGAGATTTTTCTGTGCAAAGGTCGCCGTGGCAAACGAAAGAGGGTCGCCCTCATCGACCCAAGCCGCAGCGGGTTTCGTTCCCGCAATATTTATTTTGTGCTCGCCGCTTGTCGTTATGGTCGTTGCCAGTTTACGCATTACGTTTTCTTCGTCAAGCACATCTATAAGCCTGCGGTCATATTCATCGGGCACGAGATAGCCGCCGTCCGCCGCAACGCCCTCCTGCAATACATTCGATACGTTCCTAAAGTTGGAGCGGAAAGCGGCAAGCATGGCATTTTTATACTCCGCCGATGCCCTAAACCCTTTCTCGCTGTCCGTGCCCGCTTTCTGCGGTCTTGTAAGTATGGGAGTGTTCACGCTGTTTTCAAGCATTCTCTCCGTGTCCGCTTCTCTCTGCATTCTCGTTATCTCTCTTGTGTAGTTCTCGATCTCTTTTTCCATTTCCGTATACTTCCCATAGTCCTCATCGCTTAAAAGCCCTTTCTCGTCGGCGTGAGCCGCCGCAAAGTTCTTTGCCGCCTCAAAAGCCTCGCTGCGTTTTTTCATCATATCCGTAACAGTCATGACAAATACCTCCGTTAAATATATTTTTTTATTGTTTCAAGCCTGTTCATGACATCGGTCAAAGAGTGCTCTTCTTTCTCCTCTTTGTCCTCTGCCGCAGGGCATTGATACCTTGATTCCATCTTGTTGAGTATCGCACGGTTCATGACATTCTGCGAAAAAATAACGGCATTTTCCGCCGTCTCACTCTCTTCCGTGCTTTCCCCGCCGCCTTTTCCGTCAATGATACCGTCCGCAAATCCCAACGCTATCGCTTTACGGGCGTTCATCCATGTCGTATCGTCCATAAGTGCCGATATTTTTGCCCTCGACAGTCCCGTCTTGCTCCTATAGGCATTTATTATACCCTCTTTTACTTCCTCAAGTTCGCCGATAACGGCTTTCATTGCTATATGGTCGCCTGCCGCCACGCTTGTCGGGTTATGTATCATCATGATAGCCGGTGCACTCATCAAAACCTCGTCCGCCGCCATCGCAATGACCGAAGCCGCCGAAGCCGCCAAAGCCTCGATTTTTGCCGTCACCTTCCCCTTGTACTCACAAAGCATGGCATATATCTTCGAAGCTGCGAAACAGTCGCCGCCGCACGAGTTTATGACCACCGTCAGATCTCCCTCGCCGCTCTCAAGCTCCGCTTTGAATTGTTTCGGCGATACCTCATCGTCAAACCAACTTTCTTCCGCTATTATCCCCTCTATAAAAAGCGTCCTTCCTTCTTTCGTTCCTTCCCCGTCCGTTGTTTCGGCAAAGTTCCAAAATTTCCTGTCTTTCATCGTTCTCCCCCTTTCTCCCCGACATCATTTCGATAAAAAGCACCCGCATTTTCAAGGTCAAGCATATTACCGTTCACAAGGTACTTGTCGCCGCCTTTCTCTTCGGGTATCAAGTCGAGATTTTCAAGCTCCCTTATGTCGTTCGCACTCATCCAGCCGTTTTGCCGTCCGATAGCATACCCGTTCATTCTGCTTTGATAATCTCCCCTCAAAAGTCCGTCAAGGTTGAATTTAAAGAAATAGTCCCTTTTTTCTTCCCTCGTCAACAGGGAGCGGCAAAGCGACTGCTCCCACCTCACGACCCAAGGGTCAAGCGTATATTTGACAAATTCAAGGCTTTGCTGTTCTATATTTGAAAAGCTTGACTTCTCCAAGTCCCCCACCATATGCGGCGGCACTCTGAATATACGTGCTATTTCGTTTATCTGAAACTTCCTCGTTTCCAAAAACTGTGCCTCGTTCGGCGATATGGTGATAGGCGTATATTTCATTCCCTCTTCAAGTATAGCCACCTTGTGGGAGTTCCCGCCGCCAAAGCCCGCATTCCAGCTCTCTCTTATCTTCTCCGGGTCTTTCACCGTCCCGGGAAACTCCAAAAGTCCCCCCGGTGTCGCCCCGTTTGAAAAGAAGTTCGCTCCGTACTCCTCACACGCTATAGCCATTCCAACGGCATTTTTAGCCATGGCAATGGGTGAGTACCCCACAAGCCCGTCAAACCCAAGCCCCGGCACATGCAGCACGTCCGCCGCCGCCAGATCCACCGTATACTGCTTGTTTATCGGTGCATCGTCACGACTCACGATATACCGATAATATATTTCCCCGTTCTCGTTCCTGTCCACGTCCATACGGTCGGGCATAAGCGGATAAAGCCCCATTACTTCCCCTTTGCCGTTTCGTATTATCTGTGCGTACGCATTCCCCCAAAGCAAAAGGTGCGTCATAAGCGTTTCACGAAAAGCAAACGATGTCATCTCCCCGTTGGGTTCGTCATGCAGCAAAAAATACAGCGGGTGCGATACCGCTTTTTCTTTACCGCCTCTTTCGTTGTGCTTATAAAAGTTCAAAGGCAAAGACGCTATAGCCTCCGACAATATCCTAACACATGCATACACCGCCGTCATCTGCATGGCACTTCTCTCGTTCACTCTCTTCCCGCTGGAACTTCTCCCGAGAAAAAAACCGTAAGCACTCCCCGCCGTCCTGTTCTTCGGCTTGTCCCTCGAACGAAACACCCCGTCAAATATTCCCATAAGCCCTCACTTCCTTTCACACTCCGACAAAAGCCCCACGGATATCCGCAGGGCTTTCATTTTATCGTATTTTTTTAATTTACAAGCAGTTATTACAGCACTGTTTTAATTAAGTTCCTTAAAAGTTCGCTCTATCCCTTCCCGTATCACTTCCGCTTTTGTTTTTCCAAGTTTATGGGCACAGTATTCGAGCCTTTCGCCCTCACTTTCCGACAGACGTATTTTCAGCGTTTGCGTCTTAGGCTCTTTTGTAGGTCTGCCCATTTTCTTGCCGTCCATATTTCATCACGTCCTCTCTTGACATTCGGGGCAAAACGTGATATCATAAAGACGAGAGCGGCGGCAAGACCGCCCTTGTCCCATTTTTTCTTTAAGCCTCAATAACAGTTGAGGCTATTTTTTTGCTTTCTTCAATATTTCAAGAAGCTCTGCATATTCCTGTTTTTCTAACTTATCAATGATAAGGTCAATAAGTAAATTAAACTCCTGATTTGTCATATCCCCCATTTTGTCCTCCTTCCCCGTCTTGCCCCGTTACTCGTAAGGTCATTCCTTACTGTAATTATATTATAACATTTGTACGTACAAATGTCAAGAGGTTTTTTATTTTTTATAAATTTATTTCTTTTTTTCTATACGTTCCTTCGCTCTCTTGAAGTACTCGAAATAAAAAATTCACACTTTAAAAAAGTGCCTGTAATAATAAAGATCCGCAAGCCTCTTTCTTCTCTCCGAAAGTTCCTCTTTCAAAAAGTTTGCCGCCCCCGAGCTTTTCGGCAGTACTCCCAGATCTTCTTCTATCTCGGATATCTCTTTTCTCACTTTCACCATTTGCCGTCCAAACCTGTCGATAAGCCTCTCTTTAAAACCACCGTCCATATGTCGGGTAATGTTCTTAAACCGAAGCCTGACAGCCTTTACCTTTGCATCCGACCACAAATAACAGCCGCCCCTCTTTCCGCCCTCTTCTTCATCATCACACATCGCTTTATTCTCCTCTCTCAAAACAAAATACAAAATTTATTGACATACGTATAAACACGTGCTATAATCTCCTTGGGAGGTGTCGAAATGACCCATAAAGAACTTGAAAAACTTCTGAAAAAAAAACGGATGTCTGTTGCATCATCACGGCAAGAACCACGATATATGGGAAAACCCAAAAACAGGGTCTCAGTTTCCCGTCCCCCGTCACGGCAGCAAAGAGATAAAAACCGGCACTGTCGAAAGCATAAAGAAACAAGCCGGGTTAAAATGACCCATTTCACAGCCCAAAATTATATGTAAAGGAGAATATAAATATGTCAAAATACGCATTTCCCGCAGTTTTCACCCCCGCCAAAGAGGGCGGTTACCTTGTTGTTTTCCCCGATATCCCCGCATGCTTTACAGAGGGCGACACAGTAGCCGAAGCACTCGAAATGGCGAACGATGTCCTGTGTTTAATGCTTTACGATATGGAGGAGAACGGCAAAAAAATACCGCTCCCGTCAGATATCAACAAGCTTGAAAAAAGCGGCGACTCATTCACCTCAATGATAGCCTGCGATACACTCGAATACCGTAAATTTTACGACAACAAATCCGTCAAAAAAACATTGACCATTCCCTCTTGGCTTAACTCGATCGCAGAAAAAAACAATATAAATTTTTCTTCCGTCCTTCAAGAAGCCCTCATGCAAAAGCTCCATATTTTGTCCTGACCAAACCGCCCGAACTTAGCCGTATTTTTATGGGCAAACGACATTCCCATGTCGTTTGCCCCTTTTCTCACGCAAAAAAGGCAGCCTCTCCCGAGTAACTGCCTCAAAAAAATTTTATTGAAAAATGTACCCCTCTGTGTTATAATATTCCTGTTGCCGCATACTCTCGAAGTTGCAATCATGCAGCGGAAAGGAGGGAGTACAATGTTAGATGCACTAATTAACTTTGCGGTGTCGGTCGCAGCGGGTATTGTTGCATATTATATCTGCAAATGGCTTGACCGATAGTCAAACAAGAGCCTAAAAGCTTCAAGGGTTTAGCATTTCCCTCAAAAAAAGCAAAACCCGCAGTTACGACCCAACTGCGGGTTTTTTTGAGCACAATGAAAATTACGATGCACTAATTCGTACTTTCACTGTCATTATACCACCTAAATCCCCGCATGTCAACTCTTTTTTTATCACCAACTACTGCCCGTTTTGCCGTTGTCGTTTACCGTTCCCTTTCAAATCGCCTTATCTTAAAGTGCCGCTATCCTTGTCTTGAAATCCTCAAATTTTACATCATTTTTTACGAAATGTATTGACAAACAATTATAAAATAATTATACTATAATTATGGATATACTTAAATTTGAGTGGGACGAAAACAAAAACGAACTTAACAAACGGAAACACGGCATATCATTTGAAACAGCACAGGAGGTGTTTTACGATAATGCAGCTGTTTTATTCGATGACCCCGACCATTCTATCTGCGAAGAGCGTTTTCTCATCATCGGAATGTTGAGATCATCGAAAATATGTATTGTAAGCCACTGTTACCGTTCCAATGAAAATATTATTCGTTTGATTTCTGCCCGTGAAGCGACCAAAAACGAAATAAAGATCTACAAAGAAGGCTGGTGATGTCCATGAGAGATGAATATGACATAAAAAACCTCAATCCCCGTAAAAACCCGTATGTAAAAAAATTAAAACAGCAGATCACTATCAACCTTGATAATGAGATCATTGATTTTTTCAAAGATATGGCTGTTTCGTCGGGTATTCCTTATCAGTCACTCATAAATATGTATTTATCGGACTGCGTAAATCACAACAGACAGATAAATATATCATGGGTTTGACCTTACCTCGCCCCGTTATCGGGGCTTTTTTTATACGTCAACTGCCCATTTTGCCGTTGTCGTTTACCGTTCCCTTTTAAATCGCCTTGTCTTAAAGTGCCGCTATCCTTGTCTTAAAATCCTCAAAACTTGTCGACTGCGAAACAACTGCTTTTACAGTGGATAGCAAATCGGAAACATCGCCAACGGTAGCTATTTCATTTGCACTTGTAACCGTTGTAGAATGTGCATAATAAGCTTTATAGTTGTTGTTTGTTTTTAACAAAAGACCACTTTCGCTAAAAACTCCATCTCCACCATTAAGCATAATTTCCGAGCGACCGCTGTCCGTCAGAATCAAACAGTCGGTATGATTTCTATCGGGTCCAAATCCGCAGCGGACAGACACACCATTATCGTTTTGTAATAATACCCCGTCCTCTGCTCGCACCAGTCGTGTTGTTATACTCATAAGCCCTCATTACAAAAGGTTCAGCGGGATTTATATCCACAGAAATTCCCACACCTGTATCAGACTGTTCCCCCAATCCGATACGATTACCTAATGAATCTTGTATTAATAGTCCAGCCGTATTTTCATATCCAACATCTACACATACTCCATTATGATTACCGATGTAGACCCCGTCGCCGTTACTGATTTCTATTACATCAGTATCCTCAAGCTCAGCAACATCGTCAACCCCAAAACGCATACTATTTCTTACCATTTTAAAAGTGTCTGTACCTCGTGTATCACCGTTATACGGCAAATATGGAGGTACATACGGTTTAAACGGCAATCCTGCATATTCGGGTTTTGTTATCATTGGATAGAAAGTAAGGTTACTGCATACTACATTAGCTCGTATACAAATAAAACTATTACAAAACCCAGTATAATTATCATTCTCGGAATTAACCAAAATATATGTTCCTTCTCCTGTATCTGGTACGCTTAGTTGAGATAGGGTAATAGGTTGTTGTATTATCACAAACCACTTATTACTGTAAGAACCTCCGCTTGGACAACAAGAAAGAAAATATCCTTTATAGTTTTCTATATGCTCAAAGGGAAAAAGGAGAAAATAAACATTTTCCGTTGCTGTACCATTCGCAACAATACTTGTAACTTGTCCTGCTTCATTTCTATTAACAGTAAAAGTAACTCCGTTTATAGTCTGTGTTTCGGCTGAGATTTCCAACAAATTATAATCAACATCACTTTTCAGTACATCAACATCATTCTTTATGCTTGCATTATCCGCCGCAATTTCCGTCAAAATAGTTTCGGCATCTCCATAGCTTACAAAATTTTTATCACTCACAAGTTCGCCCCCTGTCAGTCAAGAAGTGCAAGAAGGGCGTTGACCTGTGCCGTTGTCAGGCTTTCGGGTTCTGCCTCGTCTATAAGTTCCTTCACCGTCACACTGTAGACCTCGGTGCTGTTCCAATCTCCCGCAGCATGTGCCGCCTTAAACTCATACAGTGTATTTTCATATTTCACGACATCACCGACCGCATACGTCTGCGTATTGTCAAATTCGTCCGTTGTCACCATATCGGACACCTGTTCTATTTTTTCATAAATATCATCAAGGTCGATAAATCCACCGAGCACATCAAATTTCATATCGGGCACTGCATCACTTCCGACATTTACAATGACCACATTCGCCCCCGCCTTGTACTTCTTCCCCGTACCTTCGACAAACAACGCCGTTGTGGTGAAGTCCTCCGTCATATTGTACACATACCCTGCCATTGTCTTTGTAAGTGTAGAGGGCAGATTAGCGAAAGTCGAACTTCCTCTCGGTATATAAGCCCCGCTCAAAGCCTTAAATTTGTTCCCCACTTCCGTCATAAGCGATGTTGCATTCTCATAAGATACAAAATTACCCATAAAAAAATACCTCCTCAAAATAATAAAACCACTGCCGAAACGTTAAATAATAAAGCCGTATTCCGTCCTAACAGCCCCATACACCCCTTTTATAACTTTCAGCGTCCAAATAACCGCCAAAACCATACACCGCCTTATACAAGCTCTCACAACTCCACAAGCCCACATCAAAGCAGACCTATTAACGCACTCATCTGTTCACTTGTCAGACCCTCGACCTCGCCGCCGCCTTTCGGCAGCCCGAAATCAAAAAAAGCCTCATACGTTTCCGAGTTCGTCCGCACTTGCACCGTTGCCGCCTCGTCTGCCTCCAAGGTCGTCACCGTCCCGATTTTCGGCACATACACTTCCCCCGTATCTCCCTTGTCGCCTTTCTCGCCCTTCTCGCCTTTCAGTGCTCCCGCTCCGATAACGGTTTCTTCGGTATATTTACGAGACATGGCATACGTCATTTTGTCAAAAGCCATTCATTTCACCGCCCTCACTATGTACTTCCGCCCGTCTTTTTTGGAAACGATCTCGGGCTTGTAAAGACCTTTCAGCCTCTTTATTATCGTATTATCGCAGACACCGCAAAAC